CGTTGCTTACGACCATGGACGCGGTGAAGCTCGAGGCACAGGCCGAGCAGGTAGAAACGACGTTGGCTGAAAGGCAGCAGGCATGAACCTCCCGACCGACGTAGCACAGCAAGCGATCGACGCCTCCGGTCTCGATTACCTGCTTGGCGATATCGAGGACGGGTCGCGGCCGGCCCAGGTGCTCCTACGCGCCTATCAGCAATGTTTGATGCAATTACTTCGCGGCGCCAATTGGGACTTCGCGCGCAAGACCGCGCCGCTCAATCTCCTGGCGGACGCTACCGGCAACACGCCGGATGTGGGAACACTTGTGCCAGTGCCGTGGGTGTATGAATACGAGTATCCTGTCGATTGCATGAAGGCGCGGTTTATCCCGTGGAATCAGCCATTTCAAAATCCCGGTATCCCGTCGGGCAATATTACGCCGCCTAGCCCGGCCTCGCCGACCATGACGGGGCTTGGCAATCCGCAGCTAACAGGCCAGCGCATTCGGCCGGCGCGCTTCGTGATCGCTACCGATCCAAACTACCCACCGCCGGCGGGCTCTGTGACGTGGGAGGTGCAGGGGGTTAGCCCGGTAAGCAGGACGGTCATTCTGACCAACGTGCAAAATGCTTGCCTGATCTACACGTCCCTTATGCTCTACCCGAGCGTATGGGATCCGCTGTTCCGCGCCGCATTCGTCTCCTATCTGGCGAGCGAGATCGCGCTACCTCTATCGGCCGACAAGAAGTTTGGCCTCACCATGCGGGCGCAGAACATCGCGGTCGCCAAGGCCAAGATCGAGCAGGCGCGTATCAGGGACGGGAATGAAGGGACCTATAGCTCCAACCTAAGCGTAGATTGGATGGCGGCTAGGAGAACTGGTGGATCGGGGGGATGGGGGAGCGGGGGATGGGGCGACGGAGCTGGACCAGGTGTTCCTTGGGGCGGCGGGTCTTGGGACTCGTGCGGATTCTCAGATGGGACCGCCTACTGATGTCACCATCTCGCAAATTCTCCAAAATACTCTTGTGCCGCCTTAGCGTAGGCTTTTGCGGCGTCGTCCAAGTTTTCAAATATGCCAATGTGCTTCTGGTGGATGGAGGCCACCCATTTTCCGCGGGACTTCTTCCACGAAACCCCCTTGCGTCCGGAGGTATTCTTTTTTGTCAGGTTGGCGTTTCCGTTGTTTTGAGATTGCGTCGCTTCACGCAAATTACGAAATCTATTGTCGGATACATCGGTGTTAGAGTGATCGATTGTGTGGGGCGGCCAATCTCCCGTCATGTAGAGCCATGCAAGTCTGTGAGCCAAGTAGTTTTTCTGATCGATCCTGATCTGTATATACCCGTTCGACTTTTTGGTTCCGGCAGCGTTGCCGGCGCGGATAACGCGCCTATTGATCCTCCAAGTAAACGACCCCGTCTCCGGATCGTAGTGCAGGGCTTCGCGAAGGCGCTCGGCTGTGATGTTTCCCATGACCTGATGCTATCGGGAGCATAATCCCGTGGCAACTCCCGTATTGCAGCCGGCGTTCACTACGGGCGAAGTCGCTCCTAATCTCTTCGGGCGCCAAGATCTCGCGCGGCTGCACACAGCAGCGTCGACGATGCGGAATATGTTTGCATCGTACAAAGGCGGGGCCTACTCGCGGCCTGGTACGCGCTTCGTCGGTTGGTCCGCGCAATTTGGCCGTCCATTCCCTCCGCGGCTTATTCCGTTCCAATTCAGCATCAATCAGGGATTGATCCTCGAGTTCGGCAATTTCTATATGCGCGTGATCTCTAATGGGGCCCAAGTCACAGAGAATCCGATTGCCATCGTCGATGTCTCTCAGGCTAATCCAGGCGTCGTAACGACAGGCGGCTCGAGTAGCGGGGTATCGGCCACGCCGGTCAATACTTCGATCCTCGCAGCCTATGCTCCAGGAGACACCATCACGCTCGCCGGCGGTGTCTTTACTACGCCCGCCGTGCTCTCCGTTACCGATACGACGCTGCTTTCGTGCGCCATCAATAGTTCTGGCAATGTATCGCAATTAGGATCTTCCCCAGGGTACGCGCCTGGCGATACGATCACGCTTGCCGGCGGTACACACAGCGTTGCCGCAGTCGTGGCCGTGGTGACGACAAAAGTAATCGCTGTTGCTCTGATTCCAGGCGCAGACCAAGGCACCGGCGGCACACCAGGTCCGGTTGTTCTTGTCGGGACGACGGGGACAGGCGTCCATTTTCAAGTGAACGGGGTTATCGACGGGACTGGAGTCCTGGCATCCGTCGGATCAATCATAGATCCAGGATCCTATACGACCAATCCAGCGGTTCCTCTCCAGGAGCCGGTCACGGGCGGCGGCCTCGCGGCCTGCAATATAACCGTCCTCATGGGCATCAACGCGATCGCGGTGACGGTCGGTGGAACCTATAGCGCCAATCCGGCCAGCAACGCCTTCACGCAAGGGTCGACAAGCGGCAGCGGGACCGGAGCTACCTTCCAATCGGCCATCATGGCCCCGGCCGCCGTCACTGTTAGCGATCCTGGCGTCTATACGACATTCCCGTCAAATCCGGTCGGCCAAGCATCGACTAGCGGATCTGGCTTAGGCGCCCTGTTCAACGTCATATCGAGCTCCGGAGACAACGGTTTCGTTACCGGAGATTGGGTGTTCATTTCCGGCGTCGGCGGAATGACGCAGCTCAATAATCAAACCTTCATCATAACCGTGCTCACGGGGACTACATTTTCCCTGGCAGACGTCTTTGGAAATCCGGTCGATACGACAGGCTTCCCGGCCTACACCTCCGGCGGCACGGTTTCGCGCATTTTCACTTTGACGACGATCTATTCGGACGCCGACCTGGAGTGGATCAAATTCACGCAATCCGCCGACGTAATGACGCTTTGCTGCGTCAATCAGGACACCGGAACGGAGTATCCACCGCAAGACTTGGCCCGCCTTTCGGACACCAGTTGGACGTTTACGCCTGTTATTCCAGTTGCCAGCATTGTCCCACCTACAACGACAACCTTAGACCATTCAGGGGCGACCGGCACCGCGACCGTCAATTATGCGTATTGTGTAACCGCGGTTGCCAAGGACGGCACGGAAAGCGTGGCGGGGCCAATCGCGCGCCTGCAAACGAATGTCGACATTGCTGCCGCCGCAGGGACCATCACAGTCACTTGGTCGACAGTCGCCGACGCAGTCACCTATAATATCTATAAAGCCGAGGTGTCTTACGGGCACGCAAACCCCGTTCCGGTCGGCGTTCTCTTTGGGTACGCCGGAACGGCCTTTGGCAATCAATTTGTCGACAGCAATATCATAGCGGACTTTCAACAAGTGCCGCCCCTGCACCGCGATCCTTTTGCCCGCGGGCAGATAATCGGTGCGGTCATCGACAACCCTGGAAGCGGATACACCTTTGCCACCGTCACCGTCACCTCCGGGGCAGGAACCGGCGCCATCATAGAAGCGGTGATTGTCAGCGGCGGCGTCGTGGCGCTCTTGGTTGTCGACAACGGCGGCGGCTATGTGACCGGCGACACACTAAGCATTGTCGGGGACGGCGCTGGAGCCACCGGGCACCTGACAATCGGACCTGAGACGGGCACCTATCCTGGTGTGCCGAGCTACTTCCAGCAACGCAGGGTGTTCGGCGATACGCTGAACAATCCAGACACCTACTTTATGAGTCAACCTGGTGCCTTTAAGAACTTTGACGCCAGGATCCCCACGATCGACTCGGATGCAATCACCGGCACGCCATGGTCGCTACAGGTCAATGGCATTCAGTTCTTTGTGGTCATGCCGGCCGGCCTCCTGACAATGACCGGTCTATCGGCCTGGCTCTTGGTCGGCGCCGGCAGCTTCGCAACCAATGTGCAACCGATCTCGCCATCGAGCCAGGTAGCGCAGCCTCTTGCCTTTAGTGGGTGCTCTCCGTTGCTGCCGCCGATTAAGATCAATTACGATATTCTCTATGTGGCGTCGAAGGGCTCGTATTACTTCGATCTGCCCTACCAGCTCTACGCTTTGTCGGAGCCGATCGACCTTACGATCTTTTCCTCGCACCTATTCGACGACTACACATTGCGGGAACACACATGGGCCGAAACGCCGTTCAAACTGATTTGGACGATCCGCAATGACGGTGTTCTACTGTCTCTTACCTTTCTAAAGCAGCAGCAAGTCGCGGGATGGGCGCGGCATGATACCAACGGACATTTCTGGAGCGTTGCGTCGGTTGTTGAGCCTATAATCGCCACGCCGGAGCTCGGAGATATTCCGGCGCAAAAGGCGGATGCAGTCTATTTTGCCGTCGAAAGGCACGCGCCAGCATGACGGTCCAGATTATTCTCACCGATTTACCGTTAGTGAACGGTGGCGCTGGCGGCGCCGGTAGCCTCTCGGGCACGGCTAGCCCCGGCATGGCCGGGACCGAGTTTGACGGCTCCCATGGAGCCGGTGGCGGTGGTGGTGGCTGCGGATACTCCGGCAATCTTGTGGTTGTTCATGGTGGCGCTGGCGGCCTGTATGGCGGTGGGGGCGGAGGCGCCGCGAGTAAGAACAGCCAGCCAGGGGCGATTAGCGGCGCCGGCGGTAACGGTCTTATCATTATTCGCTATGTCAGCACGCAATCTCTCCTGCCAGTGGGGCCGCTATATCTTACGGTAGGTTCCGGATCCTGGAGTGTCCCTAGCGATTGGAACAGCGCAAACAATTCAGTGGAGTGCATAGGAGCCGGCGGATCGGGCGGCGCCTGCCTAAAGTCATCAACTATTTTCGGACCAACCGGGACCGCAACCGGGGCAGGCGGGGGCGCCTATTCCAAAGAGACAAACATCACGCTTACGCCAGGCGGCACGGCCGCCTACAATGTGGGGGCCGGCGGCGCCGCAATCACGAATATTACAAGCGGGACTGTTCAAAACGGGAATGCCGGCACAGACACATGGTTCAACGGCGCGAGCTTCGGTATTGCCAGTGTCGGAGCAAAGGGCGGCTCGGCGGGCGGCGGTGCCAATGGCTCGGGCGGATCAAATCCACCTAGTTCATATATCCCCGCCAGCCCTGGTGGCTCCGCGGCCCAAGGCATCGGGTCGACATTGTGGTCCGGAGGAAACGGCGGAGAGAGCCAAAATTGCCTCGAGGTGCAGGCGGCTACCGGCGGCGGCGGCGCGGCCGGGCCTAACGGTCCAGGCGAGAGCGGCGTAAGCACCTATAACGACGATGCTCTTGTCGGAACGAATGGCGGCGGTGCCGACCTAATGAATTTTTGGACGGTCCCGTCCGATTTTGATCCTGACAACAATTCCATCGGCTGCATCGGGGGTGGCGGGGCGGGAGCCGGATCAGGCTGTAACGTGCAGGACTTTGGAGCGGCAGGTGGCGGTGGTGGCGCGTATGCCCAGGCTAATAACGTACCACTTACTCCGGGGCAGACCGTTCCATATTTCATCGGCGCCGGCGGATTTGCTTACACGGCCCTCGCGCCCGACGTCATTCACAATCAAACGCGCCATCTAGGGGCATCCGGCGGCGACACATTCCTTTTGTCTCCAACGCTCGTGCTGGCAAAGGGCGGCAGCGGCGGAGGCGCTTGGCAACAGCGCATACAGCTCATACCGCCGCCAGCTATTCCAGGCGGCGCCGGTGGCAACACCGGGTCGATCGGAGATCTAATTTATGCCGGAGGGCGAGGTGGAGAAGTTGAAAACACAATCGGTCCAGGCAACGGAAACATCGGCACTGGCGGCGGTGGTGGCGCCGGGCCACTAGGTCCCGGCACTAACGGCGGAGACAGCCCAGGAGGTGCCAGCCCGCCAAGCACAACAGTCGGCGGCGACGGTGACGGTGGTGGTGGCGGAATTGGGGGAACGGCCGGAGACGGCGTGGGCACTGCCGCCGGAAATGGTGCTAATGGGACAGAGCTAGGTACACAGGGCGCCGGTGGCGGCGGCGGCGGCAATAGATCAAACGGTAACTCTGGCGTCGTAACCGCCGGGAATGCCGGACTATACGGCGCCGGTAGCGGCGGCTGTTCCGTTTTCACGTTTCAGCTTGCCGTTGTCGGCGCGGGCTCACAGGGAGCAATTATCGTAACCTATGACGCCGTAGCTCCGCCTCCGCCACCCGTCATTCCCCCGGCCGGCTTCATCATCGAGCGCCTTGATAACCGGGTGTGGCCCACGGTCGAAAACTGTTGGTGCGTTGATTGCGGGTTTACGCTGGCGCGGCCGACTCCGGACGCCAACCTGATTGCAAGCTCGGCTGTCGGGTCCGGCATTCCAACGGGTGTTACCGACCTGGTAGGCGGCCAGGGTTATTCCAGCGCGACAACCGCAGAGTTAGTCGACGGCAACGGCTTGGGCCCAGGCGCCGGAGCCCTCGTGAACCTGACTATTGTCTCCGGGGTCATCACGGCGATCGCGTTCTCGCCGGCCGGATCCGGCTATGTCTTTCCCAACCTCGTGTTCAATGATCCTGAGAATACGGGCAGCGGGGCTAGTGCAACCGTTACACTGGACAACTCGGTCACATTCGTTGCGTCGGCAGCAGTCTTTTCTAGCGGCGATGTTGGCAGCGTGATCCGCGCCGGCTACGGCGTGGCGGAAATTACAAGCTTCGTCGATACGCAGACCGTGATCGCGCAAATGATCTCGCCGATTGTGCGCGTCCAGCCCGACGACCCGATCAATACGGACCAGGTGATTACGCAATTGAGCGGCAGTTGGACTATGACCGAGCCGATATCATCCTTTTATCTGCCGCAGCTCATTGGTTTTGAAATCACCGGCCTGGCGGATGGACAGGTTATTCCTCCGACCATTGTGCCGGCAGACGGCATCGTTACCCTAGCGAAGCCGGCATCGGCGATCATTGTAGGATTGGGCTTCCAGGCTCAATTGCAGAGCACCTACCTGGATGCTGGCGAGCCAACCGTGCAAGGACAGCGCAAGAAGGTCGCGGAGGTGACGGTCCGCATAGAGCAATCCGCGGCATTCGAGATCGGCGGCAACCAGCCGGACGGATCCGTGCAGAGTCCGCAGCAGCTTGCGCCAGAATGGCAGAACATGGTGCCTGCACCTACCCATGCGATAGCGCCGTTCAACAGCCCGGCCACTCCACTATTCACCGGAGATGTTCGCGTCCCGATCCCGTCCGGGTTCAATACGAGGGGCCAGGTTGCCGTGCAGCAGCTCAACCCATTGCCGCTACAGGTGCTCGATTACGTTCCTGAGATCCTTAGCGGCGATAAGCCAGCGCAAGAGGCGCCGCAGCGACGGGGTAAGGGGGATAAGTAATGCCGAAGTTTGAGCTCGTAGAAGGGAAATCATGGCATTGCGGCGCGATGAGCCGGGTTCTCCGCCTCGAGCATCAAAAGGCGGTAGCGATGGTTGGTCTCAATTCGCACCGCGAGCTCCGCGCCGCATTCGACGAGTCCACCTACAAGAGAGCATGGTTCATCGATGGCAAGATTGCCTCGATCGGCGGCGTGACCGGCACGGCGCTATCCTCGTATGGTCTGATTTGGCTTGCATTCTCTAATGCTGCCACGAAATACCCGGTAGCGATGGTCAAGCTTATGCGCCGGCAAATAGCAGAGATCATGCAAACAAAACGCTTCCTGATTACTACGATTCTCGAGGGCGACGAGGCGAGCGAACGCTTCGCTATCTTCATGGGATTTGTGCCGGAGACAGACGGCGAGTATGTGTTGCCTGCGTCGTCGCGCTTTGGCCGAAAAGAAATAGCGCGGCAATTAAAGGAAACAGAAGTGCGGCTGCCTCTTGGGACCGGATACGCTAAGGTTATGGCTTATCGACAAATAGGGGCGGACTGAAATGGCCTTTGCTCTCCCCATCATCGGGCTAGTCGGCGCCGGCATCTCCGCCGTTGGCACCATCATGGGCGGTATCGCGCAAAAGAATGCGTTGAACTACCAGGCGCAGGTTGCCCAGGAAAACGCGATTATTGCCCAACAAAACGCGCAATACACGATCGAGGCCGGCCAGGCAAAGACAGCGGCTAAGTCTATGGAATATGCGGCAGAGGGCGGCGCCATCAAGGCGGCGCAGGCCGCGGGCGGTGTCGACGTCAATACCGGGTCCAACAAAGACGTGCAGGTATCGCAGCGCGAGCTCCGCAAGCTGGACACCGAGCAGGAAATGAACAAGGCCCAACTTGCAGCCTACGGCTACAGAACTCAGGCCACGAACTACCAGGCACAAGCCGGGCTCTACTCCTACGAGGCACCGCAAGCCTTGAAGGGTGCCGAGCTTGGGGCGGCGGGCAGTTTCACCAGCGCCGCAGCAAAATGGTTTAGTCCGTCCGGGTTTACTACGACCTAATAGGAGCCTCCCATCGCCCAGGTTCCCTACAAACCCTTTCCTACCAACGAACCGGCCGCCACCCCGCCGCCGGATTACTTCCACCTGGACGTAAGGCCGGGCGCGTTTGGCGGCCACATAGCGCAAGGATTGCAGCAATTCGGTCAGGGCGTGGAGAAGGTCGCCGATACATGGGGTGAGATCCAGAAGGATAGCGTGCTCAACAACGCCATCAAAGAAGCGGAGGCGGAGACCGAGAAGTTTTCTAAATTACAGGGTGCCGACGCGCTAGAGGCAGAACAAAAGACCAAAGACAGTCTCGATCAGATTGCCGATAAGTACCGCAGCCAACTTCCGGCCAACCTGGCACACCAGTTTGATACGGCTTTCCGACCGTACCAGTACCGCACCTTGGGCGGAAAGATATCGACCCACGCGGTCCAGCAGGCGCAGAGGTTCACTAAGGACACGAACGAGGCGACCACCGCGCAGGCCGGCGACGACGCTGCCAACAACTACAACAATCCGGAAGCGGTCGATCAGGCGATAAAAAGAGCGAGAGAGGGCACGATCAAGCAGTTACAGGCAGAGGGTAATTTCGAGCAGCCAGGCATAGCGACACAGGCACTAAAAAACTCTGACTCCTACGTTTACGCCCGCGCCGCGGAGGCTATGTTTGTTCACAACGCCCCGGAAGGTGCCGCCTATGTCGAAGAGCACAGAAAAGACCTAGGCGCCCGCTATACCCCATTGGCCGAGAAATACCGCGCAAGGGCGACTGAGATAGCCAGCGAGCAGAAGTCAGACGTGCTTCGCAGAATCTACGATCAGCCCGACCCGACAATCCGAAAGGGACTTGCCGACGCTAACAAAGCTATTTTGGGAGAAGCAACCTACAACACCGTTGTCGGTAACGCGCCGCCAGAGAGGCCGGGCAATGTCGTGCCCTTGCGGCCGACGACAGCGGGCGGGCGCCCAGGCGAATCGGAGCCGGATCGCCTAGTACGCGAGGCAAAGGAAAAGCTGGAAGGGACGCCGAGCACACCGCCGGTTTCCAATCCATCCGCACGCCTACCTGGCGAAAGCCGGGCAGATTGGCTTAAGCGCCACAAGAGCGAGAACTATTCGCCGGCACAAGCACCGGCGGTAGAGGCACCAGGCTTTGCGGCAACAAAGCAGGGGGCGGGAGAAGGGGCTGCGGGCGCGATCAGCGCTGCCCTAAGCCATACCGTCGACGCCCACACCGACAGAAACTTTTTCAGCTCCGGAGCCGCAAGGCGCCAAGGCATCCCGCAAGGTCGGACGACGATCGGCGACAGCCAGGGACACACGATAGAGGTGAACGAAGCCGCCGCGCCACACTTCGCGGGCTTCCTGAAAGAGCTCACCGACAGCGGCTACAAGATCAAGGACATTGGCGGATACTCGAACCGCAAGATATTCGGCACAAACACCTATTCCGAGCACGCCTTCGGCAATGCCATCGATATCAACCCGAATGAGAATCCACAGCAGCACGGCGGCCCGAGCAATATGCCGGCGAACGTCCGCGAGATCGCTGCCAAGTACGGATTGATTTGGGGCGGAGATTGGCGCGGCGCGTCTCGTGATCCCATGCACTTCGAATGGAGCGGCAAGGGTACACAGGTAGCGGGGCAGTAATGGACGTAACACCACAGGCTCCGACGGATACGGGCGAGCGCCCCCTCACGCTCTACGATCAAATGCGAATGGCCGGGTTCGGCGAGGGTGAGGTTAAGGATCTAAAGCCCAAGGAAGCAAACGCGCCGGCAACGGAAACACCTCCGCCGGAACCGCAACTACCGGCCGTGCAGCCGAAGCAAACCGTTCCGCCAATACCGGAGCCGACGCCTGGCCTGTATTCTCCGGAGAAGCAGCAGAATGCTCTCCGCGCCGCGGATTCAATTCCCGATCCGGAAATGCGGATGAAGGTCAAAGCGCACCTCAAGCGCGAGTACGCCAACGACGCGATCATGGACGGCATCAATGGGAAGGCGCGCGAAGAGGGCATCAAGACCGGCGTCGCCTCATACTCGCGGGCGGTTCAACAGCTCCGCGACGATCCGCACATGGATCTGGCTAAGAAACAGCAGCTCGTGAAGATGCTGACTAAAACCATGTGGGAGGACCCGCGGCTGGAATACGGCGAGACCAAGCAGCACCTCGAGGGCGCCATGCAGTCTCTCGCATTCGGCGAGAACATGATGAACCTTGGGCCAGGATACACAGCCGCGCTTGACGCGGTAGCAAACGGCCAGATCACGAGCGCACGGCAAATTCTAAAGATGGAGAATGACGGAAGCCTGACCTCGAAGGGCTACGGCATGGTCCTGGGGCGCTTCAATACGCTCGATAAACCGGACAAGGCGATCGACACGAGGCGCGAGTCCCTGGCGATCAAGCACATCACTCAGACCATTATGAAGGGTTTTGACGAGAACTCTCCGATACCGGGAATGAAGCCGACACCGAAGCACTACGAGATGACGGATAAAGCAATCCAGGCATTCTACGACTCGATAGAGGCCGCGGGAGATGATCGGGCGGCGGTCCGCAAGGCAATGACGCTAGAAAATGTCACGGCGTTGGTTGACCAGGTCTATCCATGGGATCAGCGCAATGCCGATCGCGTGAGTTTTGGTCAGGGCGCCGGTGCCGTTACCGTGCCGCCGACCGTTGCAACGGACGCGCGATCGCAACAGGCGTACAAGAATATCGTCGGCTTCCCGCCACAAGTCACCGGCAAGGATGGAAAGTCGGTCACGGTGCCGATCGCCAATTGGGCAAAGGGCATCGAGATCCTGCGGCAGACCGGCCAGGTCGACAATTTCAACGCTGCATTCAAGACAGACCTTGGCGCCCGCATTCTAAAGTCGTTGCCGTATGTAGCGCCGCCGC